ATATTACATACCCACAAGATCGTTCATGTCATGATTGACAATTGATTTACATGTGGGAGGGGTACCCCCCTACCCCCCTACCGGGATGTATGTCCCTATGCTGGCTGCGCCGGCTATGTGGCAGCTAAGCCTGTTTTCAATCGCGCGGTAAAAATTTGAGATATAACCACCCAACGTAGTAGTTACAATGTGGGTATCAAGGAGCTATTTCAAAAGGCACCTAAGCACGACTTTAAGGTCGGGGACTTAGTCACGTGCAGTTGTCATGGGGGCGTTGCCATCATATTGCGCATCTTTGATGGAGTAAATGAGAAGGAAGCTGACTACCCATCAATGAATATGGTCGAGATTTGGTGGCTAAGGTACCCACACGCCGGCGTAAAGGAACGGATATGGGTACACACCCTATCGAGATTAAGAAAGACCACAGCCGAAAATTGCGCGCCTAAAAATTTTACAGATTAGAGCATAGTTACAGTGTGGGTAAAAAGAATAAACCAGAAGATTACGTGGTTGGGGACTTGGTGCGGTACGTCGAGTACTTTTATTATCCGGGTATACCGACAGCGACCAACCATCACGTGACCAACAACGATATTGGGATAGTTGTTGGAGAAGTTAACACAGTATACGGTAATACGCTATACGATGTGTACTGGCTTAGCGCCAACATGCGTTGTTATACAGCAAGTTTGAATCTTAAATTGGCATATTTGAAGAAAGGCATCTAATTAGAGAGTAGGAAAAACCACCGTGATGATCACAGAAGAACGAATGCATGAAATAATCATGGAAGAACTAACAAAAGCCGACAAGGCCGCAGTTAAAGCTATGGTTAAGAAAGAGCTTAAGGCCATGGTGGAAGATGAAGTAGCTAAGGCGATAAAGTCTAAGCAAATAAAAGACGATATTGGGGATATATCCAAGAAGATCTTGAAGAAGCTGTACAAAGACATGTCGGTACATCACCCATATATCATTGATAGAATTAAAGTATGAATATAAGTGCATGTAGAAGCATGCTATACTACTTATACACCGAATAAAAGGATATACCAATGGTTAAAGCAAAGATACTGGTTTTCTCACTGAGCGCATTAGCAACTACCGGAGTAGTGGAAGTTCGAGAGCAAGCCCTTCCCAAGCCCGAAGTAATGCCTATACCTTACAGGTCGGTCGGGGATTCCGTACCCGTACAACCCCGCCCCTATACTCCTGTAACAGAGTGTGAGGATATCAGCATCGATGGTAACATCGACATTAATCTGATTAACACATGCGCGGTTAATCGTGTTGGGTGGCTTAGACTCTAAGCAGACACTAGTTAAGGTGTGGACCTTAGACCCGGCATGTTTTTATACGATGTCACCGATAAGAGTATATCGATACTCGTTCGGAAGTTTTGGTCGTACGAAGGACTGGAGCCTCCCGCATATGCGCGTAGGGATCCGGAATTCTTTAAAGTATGGGTGTGGGAAACAGTTTCGTCAAAGGAAGGTAAAACGTACTGGTCGGAGACAGGTTTGCTTAATTTGATTAAAGCGGACATTATTATCGTTCTAGGAGATATTTAATTAACTATGCACAACATGCAAACAAACTTGCGCGATGAATCCGAACGTATTAAGTTATATCCCGGCGATATGATCGTTGATCTTACATGCAACAACTTCGGAATCTTGGTCGAGCGTGTTCGGCGAATCAGCATACAAGACGATGATGTTTACTTTTGGACCATACATTGGTCTAAGGAACGTGAACAGATAATGCCCATGACTTTGCAAATGGAAGAAGAGGGTCTTAAAATATCGATAGTGGTTGGACTATATGATCTTTTCTCGTCGGATGACCTTTCTAAAATGAAATAAAATTTTTAGTGAAAAAAAATATGGAAAAAAATTCGAATTTCGCCATCGGCGATCTTGTAACTATTAAATATGATCGATGGATGCAAGCTGATGATGGCGCTGGTATCGTCATCGATATCGGGTTGCGCGCCGAAGAAAAACAAACAATAATGTTTCCCGCCTGTTCTGTTTTTAACATTAAAACTTCTCAAATTGATAGATTATATTTATACAATTTGGAGCTTCTTTCCGCGGGTCAATAGTTACATTAGGGTGTATTTATTACAATGGCATAAATTTAGGAGGGCTAGATGTGTGGTTATTACTTTTTGTCTTGGGCGTCGTGGGGTGTTCTACTGATTACATGATTGGTGGGGAGACACAAGTTGTCACTGTTCGCGAACAAGTTGAAGTCGAGGTCGAGGTAGAGGTTCCAATAGAGGTTCCGGTATACGTTGAGGTGGAGGTACCGGTCAATGAAGGAGAAATCTGGATTGATTCGTTTACACAACATATGTCAGTCGATGGCATTGATATTTTGTGGGTTATTGACCGGTCGGGTTCGATGGGGCGATACAATGCAGAATTGTTAGCCGGCGTTGAGGCTATGCTTTTGGCATTGCCTACATCGGATTGGAGGTTGGTGATGATTAGCGCTGACCCAAGTAAGGCAGTACTCAGCACTGAGTTTCCACTAGTGCCGGGAGATGATATCGATGATGCCGCAACTATGTTGGCGACACTTACTTCAGCACCATATGAGGAGGGGTTTAATTCGGTTTATGATTATATCAACCACAATCCTTATTCTTCAACTTGGATGCGTCCGGATGCAGGATTACTGGTAGTATTTGTCTCCGATGAGGAAGAACAAAGCGATATAGAATATCCAACTCCTTCTAACTTTTTGAGTTGGTATGGTTCTCTTCGGATGGGCTCCGTTTTCATGGCTAGTGTAATAAACCTGCCAGAAGCAGATTCGGTTTGTGAGCACTGGTTCAGTCCTATTGACGTCGGAAATCGCTTCATAGAAGCAACCTCTACTCTGGGAGGAGTCGTGGTTGACATATGTTCTGAAGACTGGTCTTCGGGTGTCACAGATGCAACACATTCAATTGAGCCTGTCGAGAACGTTGTGCTTACACATAAAGCTGAACCAGATTCAATAAGAGTATTTATAAATGGTGCATTAAACAACGATTGGTATTACCAAGAGTCAGACAACACGGTTTATTTCACTATTATTCCTTCCGCAGGTCAGTTAGTTGAAGTTGGATATAGATATATAAGCGTGCCGGACACAGGTCTAAGCTCAGACACCGGCAGCGGATCCTAGGAGGGATACAAATGAAATATTTACATATAATGATGATTGCTTTGATGTCGATTGCTTTACCGGTAAAGGCAGAAAGCACTGTTCCGGCGCCGGTTGAGCAAGTCAACTCTTCGATGAATATGGCACAGAAGAAAGTGAGAGAAGCTGCTGTTAAAATAAACACCGGTGGAGGACACGGGAGCGGCTCCTACGTTGTGTATAGAGACGCTCACTTGGTCTTCACAGCACAGCACGTTACAGATGGTCCGATTGGTTCAATATATCATGTGTATAAAGACAAGGAAATGAGAATGGCTACCTTGATATGGTCTGATTCTGCCTCAGACATGGCTGTATTACATCTATCAGAAAGGTTTGTCACCATTAGTCCAATGAAGTGGTCTCCACAAAACAAGACAGCACAAGTTGGAACTGAGATTACTTATTCTGGATATCCTTCAAGCCACCAGCTTATGACATTTGGCGGTACTGTTGCTGGGTATGCTGAAAAAACTGGATTAGCAAAGCAGATTATAGTCAATACATATGGCTGGTTTGGTTGCTCGGGATCCGTAGTTTACACTTTATCGGGAGACATCGTTGGAATTTTGTACGGAGTTGACGTAGAATACTATCCGGGTGTTCAAGTTCAAGAAAACATGATCTGGGTTGCTCCAATCCAAATATTAAAAATAGATATTATCCTTAAAAGCATGTGTCGAGACCTGCCAAAAGGCACAATGCGAGCTTGCAGGTAAAATGAAAACTAAATGGCAGCAATATTTATCAGAAGGTGAATTGAGCGCGGTAGGTATTGTTGTCTGTTTAGACGAAAATAGTAATTTTTTGATTATTAGGCGGTCAAATATAGATGAAAGAAGTGGTCAGTGGACAATACCCGGCGGACATATTGATGAAGATGACCGGTCAATTGAGGCAGGGGCCGTCAGAGAACTGGATGAAGAGACTAATCTGATGTGCAACACACGTGATTTAATTTATCTGGGAGAACCAAAGCCTCAAAAGTATTATTTCTTAACTAAAAAGTGGACCGGGAGTGTTATTATAGATAAACCGAACCCGGAAACTGGGCTAATTGAACACGATGATTACAAATGGGCCTCGATTGAAGAGATAAAAGACATTGCCAATAGCGAAATACCGATCTATTTATTGGAGCAAGCTTTGGAAATGTTTAATAATGTCTGACTTATATGGCTCCATAGAAGAGAAAAAGAAGAAAAGAAAGAAGGCCGGCTCCGAATCCAGCAAAGAATCGTCTTTGCGTGATTGGTTTGGAAGAAAAGGGGCCAAAGGAAAGAAAAAAGGGTGGGTTGATTGTAACTCTCCCGATGGAAAAGGCGGCTACAAATCGTGTGGTCGTGGCTCAGGCGAAAAACGCAAGAAATATCCCGCATGCAGACCCACTCCGGGCGCTTGTAAGGAGCGCGGTAAGGGTAAGTCATGGGGAAAGAAAGCAAAATCTAAAAAGAAAAACGAGGATTTATACATGGATTTGGAACAAATTATTAAAGAAGAGATTATGGTAGTTATTTCTGAATCTCATTCTAAAAAGCACGAGGAAGAACTCAAAAAAATAGCTGATGAGCTTGATGGTGCTTCTAAAATGCACAAAGGTCAGTCGGATCGTATCAAAAAGATACTTGATCAAACAGATGATGATGAGTTAAAAGAAGAAAAAATGAATTGTGGGTGTGGTAAAGACCCTTGCGAAACTTATGGTTCAGATTCTCCCGTGAAAGTCATCAAAATCGGCACTAATTCTAAAAAAGAGCTTGACGAGAAGAAAAAGAAGAAGAAAAAGAAGAAAAAGTCTTCTGGCAAAAAGGACGCTTGTTACAGTAAGGTAAAATCACGCTATAAAGTGTGGCCAAGTGCATATGCATCCGGCGCCTTAGTAAAATGTCGTAAAGTTGGCGCTGCTAATTGGGGTAATTCTAAGAAAGAGTCTCTTGATATTATGATTGAAGACGAGTTGACTCAAGTTTTAGAAGAAAAGAAGAAGAAAGCTTGTAAACCATCCAAAGGAAAGCGCTTTGCTAAGCGTGTAAACGGTAAATGTCGCTCATATGGACAGAAAGGGCAAGCAAAAGGCGGCGGTGACCGCATCAGACCCGGTACAGCTAAGGGTGATGCGTACTGCGCGCGCTCAGCAAAGATTAAAAAGTGTAAAAACCCCCCATGCGCTAACGCATTGTCTCGTAAAAAGTGGAAATGCCGCGGTTCCAAGTCAATGAAGGAATAAAAACTATGTTTTTTGTGGTAAAATCTAATAAATGCCCCAACTGTGGTATGCCTCTGACTGATGAAGTAACATGTGATTACTGTGATTGGAAAAACCGGAAAAGATAATGTTAAATGATGAGCAAATTCTTCTAAAAACAGCTAATTTTTTAGATACTTTACAAGAAAAGTGCTGGGCTGGGTATGAAAAGAAGGGTATGAAGACCATGTTTGGGAAACAGTATCCCAATTGTGTCAAGAAGTCCAAGAAAAAGAAGCGTAAAAACGAAGATTTGTATTCTTCGGATGAAAAAGTACTCCGAGAAGTCACCGAAGACGAGATGCGGGTACTTGAAGACGTATTGGACGACTTAGATCCAGCTAATTTGCCCCTAAATGACCTTTTCAGTGGCAAAATGCGTGTTGTCATACCATTTCCGACCACTGATCCCTCCACGGAGCTTGGAAAGTTTGCAAAATTCTTTGAAACACAAGAATATGATGTAGATTGGGAGAAAGGCATGGCATATGCCGAGCGAGATTTACGTACAGCCAGCGATATCTTCAATACTTTGGGTGATCAGCCCGTCAAGAAGAAAACCAAGAAAATTCAGATGAAAATTGGCAAGCTTTTCTCTAAATTGACTGATTTAAGTCGAAGAAAAGACGTATTATACCAAAAAGTCTATGATCACTTGGCTGCTATTGATTATAAAGGACCAAATGGCAGACCAGCCAATCGTCCATACGATGTTACAAAGCAATTACGCAAAGCTGCACTCGATGAGAAGGAATTAGAGAATTTTGACAGGATTACTGCCCAAATTTACTTATATGTCGTAAATCCGGGTGTCGCAGGACCAGCAGGTTACGATTTAACCGATTTAGCCACTCAATACGGCGAATATTGGAAAAAGAACGCCGGATATATCAAAAAAGAGATAAATAACATCGATAATGACAAATTTTCCATTATTATTACTCGACATCCAATAGATGTGCTTAGAATGAGCGATTTTGACGATATTACCTCTTGTCATTCTCCTGCTAGTCGTGCAAATGCCTATCAATCATACTATAAATGCGCTGTGGCTGAGGCTCAGGGCCATGGAGCCGTAGCATACGTGGTTGAGACAGAAGAGCTTCTGAGTGCTACTAATACCAGTAATATAGACAGCGCAGAGCAAGAAATACAAGAAGGCGAGATATTTGCTGATGATAAACGCCCATTTACTGGAGATATCGAGCCAATCTCTCGCACACGTATCCGTCATGTTAGATATTACGAAGGTGATGAGCCTCCAAAACGCTATGATGACGGACAAGATGTTGGAATGCCCGAAAAACGAGTATACGGCGCCGATATTCCCGGTTTCGCGAATCAAATTACTAACTGGGCGAGATCAAGTCAAGAAGAAGTCATTCAAAATATGCCAAAAGAAGATGGCAAAATTGATTTAAGCAAATTTATGATTTTTGGTGGTTCTTACGAAGACACTGCCGATGCATCAGGTAGAGCTATTTTGATGAAGCAATTACTGGGTGACAAAAATATTGAATTTGCTGGTGCTATGCGACAGAACAGAGACACCGAGGAAACCTTGGACGCAGATTTAATTGGTGATGTTATTGCACAATACAATGGGCAATGCGAACAGATAATGAATGATTACAATAACAGGATGGCTCAAACGTATACAGACTACGAAGTTGGTGAGGACGGCGGTGATGGGGCATTTATTAAGCCTTTTGCTGCTTTTGTTGCCAAGTGGTCGGTTGATGAGTGGAAAAGGCTCCCAAGCAATGCAGAAGAAGTTGTATGGAATTCAGTTGATGAGTTAAATCAATACTATGGTGATATATTTTTTCCGTCTGATGTTGATACCCCTACAATCCGTCGCGTCAGAGATGAAATAACGTTATCCATACAAGTTAATTTCGAACATCCAGAGATTTATGGTAACTCATATTTGGCCCTCCCCGAAGAATATCAAGAAGCGCTTCAAAAAGTTGATGCTGTAATTGATGACAGAAGAGATGCTTTACAAGAAATCCTCACTGGTTACTTCAAGCGCGAAGGGCAGATGGAGGGGGGTACTTATATCCAGTTAGCAATGGCGATTGAAGATGGAAGTGTCTCATCCTATGAATGGGATGTTGAAACTGATGGAGATTACTCCGATTCGTATGAGTCTACCGCAAGATATTCTCACTACTATGATCCAGAAGAGTTTGGGCTTGATATTCGCGTATTGGCTCAGATTCTTGATTCTCGAGACTTTAAGATAGAATTGAAGCGCCAACTGCTTGAAGAGCCTAGAAAGGAGCAGAACACCCAATACTACCTGCAAATGGGCGCTACAACGGTAGAGGTTGGTGGTGAAATTAAATATACTTCTATATTCTCGATTAATGCCGATGAGCCTGATATTATGGTTGGCTTGTTTCAGGAGCTTATAGAAGGTAATATGGATGATGAAGACAACCTTAATGTAGTATTCAAAAGAGTGTTGGCTCAGTTTGTTAATTCTCGTCAGCCGGCATCGATGCAAACAAATGAAGGCCTTGTGAGAACTTGGAAAGGCTTTTTAAATGGCTGACAAATATTTAAACGATCCGGATTATCTTTTTAGTATTCTAACGATGTTGGTAAAAAAGAACGGTGGTAAAATCACCATCACAGAAGAAGAAATGAAAAATGTGTCCACGGGCGACCTAATAGGGATGTATTACGAACCAAAAACTGGCAATCTTATACTTAAGGAAGTCGACGCCGAGGATATGCTACAAGCAACAACGATGGCGAGAGAAAAAAGTAAGAACGACAAGGTATACGATAATTAATGTTTGATATATTTATCATAGGATTCGTGATCATCAGTGTTGCTGCTCTTGTTGTCACCAAAGATGAACACGATACACCAGAAAAAGTACCACAAACATACACGGAGGAGCAGGAAGAATGAAATACGCACTATTATTTTTATTGTCTAGCGTGGCATACGCAAACGACGAAGAAGAGCCCAAGGTAATCTACAAACAAAAGACAGAAATCGATTTCGAAGGCGTAGAAGTTGACGGAACCTTAGTAAAACCGCAAGGGTCCTTGCTTTTAGAGCGAAAGCATGCTAAATTTAATCCTATGATTAAGTTACGCACAGACTTCGACGATGAAAT